CTCAATTATAATAATGTTGCATGTAAGCCAAGTGTCTTGAGTACCTCAAATATATCACTAGTCGGCACGAATTGCCTTTCACTAGAGAATCGGCGCAAGTCCGTAGCAAATGCACGAACATTGTCTATGCTAGGATCAATTCCTAACACATAATGCATTTTCTTGGACATATCTCTGTCTTGTAGTAAGAGAGCACCATCTATATTCAAGGAAAGTAACCATGTAGCAGTTCCAGCTATTGCCCATGCTCCAATAGCATATAAGCCCAAGAGACGATACATATGGCGTTGTAGATCATAAGGTTCCGGCGTGTATAATAACTTGTGTGCAAACTTTTCGTAGTTAATTTGCAACATACCTTTGTTAAATACATATCCTATGAACTCGACAGTCCCATCTGAATGAAAGTTACACTTCGTTGGGGATAATTCAAAGCCAGACATATTGTAGGATGTCTGTTGAAAGTCTAATAGCCAGTTTGGTGATGTCGAAACAGCTAGAGACACTAAACAATCATCACCCAACACCGCAATATCCAATGGTTGTATGCCTAGTGACTGGAATGTAGCCATAGTCACCGCATAATTGGCAATTGATCCGATAATCTGAGTAAACGGACTACCTGACGGAATTCCATTCTTCTTCTTTATGATTGTGCCATTTGATAGTAGTACTGGCGTGTTAATAAAATACTTTGCTGTTCTGGACAACCAAGCTCGTTGTTGCTTGTCATCCCATGTATATGCAGCATTCTCATAACCAACGACTTTCTTCACTATATGTTGTAGTATATAGTAAATAAGCCATCCCGGAACATGTTGGTCAAAAGCATGCCAATCAAGAGTGAGTCTAGCATGCTGCTTATCACACAACTTCATTAATTTATACAATGTACCATGTCCAAACATAAGTGGTGATGTCGACATATGTTTGAACTGCTCATACAGGGGTACAGCAATTATACCTTCGTACATCACTTGCTGTATTGGATACATCCAAATTACTCTGCATTTATCTTCTCCTCGCAAATGTAGTTTTGCTTTGGTTCCAATCTTACAAGGTATGGCATCATAAGGTTGGTTGAACCACCATTTCATGTGCACTATGAAATCATCCCACCGGTCGAAGACTTCACCTTTTGTAGAGTGAAAGTATGTACCAGCACTGGTTGAGGGGTCTAAATGTTTAGCCACCTCTTCATACGTCATGGCGTAGATGGGGCTCACCGCAGAGAAGAATTTATCAACTTGATCTTTCACTAACTTACATTCTTTCGGTGGAGAATAGTTCAGAAAGTTACTTATATTTTGTGTGACAGCTTTATCTGAGCAATTGTAAGTATATTTATTATCATAAATAAGATGCGGTCTTTTTGCAGTCAAAACTTCAGGTAACGGAGTGTCGTGATAAGTACGATACGTGTACTTATACGGTTTGAAGACAAAGGGTTGTCCTTCGGTCTTCATGAGTTG